AGAATTTTAAATTTTGAAGTCACAAAAATCCAGAGTGATTCAAAAGAACCAGCCGACTTCGTTAGACTTGAATCTAAGATAACTGATAAAGATGCTATAGATAAAATTCTTGATGGTAGATATTTTAGTGTTTCTGTTGGTTCAAGAACTACAAAAGTAATGTGTAGTGAATGTAATCAAATTTTGAATGATGAAGGTTTATGCGCCCATAAAAAAGGTGAATTAAATTCGGTCGGAAAACCAATTTATTGGATAATCGATCAAATTACATATACAGAATGCTCCTTCGTGAATGATCCTGCAGATGAGTATGCCAGAATTGAAGAAGTTGATTTTGGTAATGGTTGGGTAAACTATAATACTTTTCTGGATCAACGTGAAGAGTTTCTAAATAATTTTATTAAATTGGAGGATTCGATGACAGATGCCAAGTTATCCAGTGCTCAAAGAAATAATCTACCTGATTCATCTTTCTGTTACGTTGTAACACAGGATGGAAAAAAGATTAGAAAATTTCCAGCACATGATGCGGCACACGTACTTAATGGTCTCGCACGACTTCCTCAGGCTAAACTTTCTGATGCTGTTAAAGCTAAGATTTTAGCTTGTTTAAAAAGAAGAGCGAAGAAATATGATATTAAAGTTACGAGTGATGCAAATGAAGATTTAAATCTTGATCTTACTCTGGGTTATACTGAAGATGATATGAAAGTAATGAATACTTTTTTCCAAGAAAATCCAGACTTTGATGAACTTTCTGATGCAACTCCAGTTACATCAAAAGAGCCAGAACCAAAAGAAATTTCTTCTATGAAGAAGGATGAACTTATTAGTTTTGTTGATACTCTTCAAAAGAAACATCAAGATGAATTAAAGATTCGAGATGAAAAAATTAAGACTCTCGAAACACAAATAGTAGAAAAAGATGCTATACTAATTGAGAGAGAGAATGAAGTTAATAAATTTATTGATGAAAATTCTCTTCTTGATGCAAAAATTAAGTCAATCGTAATTGGAAATCTGATTGATCTTGTTCTTACGAAAAATCAGAAAGAAAAAAGAGAAGACTTAATTCAGAAGTATACTAATAGAACAGTAGAAAGTTTAATTGATTCTTTAAATGATCAACGGATGTCTTTAGTAGTAGAAGATAAAAGTACAAAATCCCCGATTGTGCCTAATCCAGTCGCTCCATCTGGAACAAATAATGAAGAAGTTAAACTAAATAATACTGATAATAATAATAAAGCAAACGATGAGTTTGCTATATTCAGCAAAGAAAGAATCACGGAGGTTGAATAATGGCTATAAGTAATTTTGGACTTCCGTTCGACCGACACGCTTCTCCTAAATACGATACCAGAACAGCACCGAGTAAGTATACTCAGTCTGCTATTCGGTCTTGGCGTTTTGAGCAGAGTGAAGGAATAAGACCAGCTGAGTATTTTGCGGTACATAAGTATCTTCCAGTGGCAATGATGGACATAACCACAGAGGATTGGGTAGTTATTCCTAAGGGCAGAATCGTCGGTAGTATATCTACTGAAGATAGCTCTATCATAGCTTATCCTTCTTCAAGTGGCACTATTTACACTGGTCACTCGGCAACAGAACTCGGTGCAGACGCGATGAGCGGTTACATTGATAACTCGTTGTATGGGTATGATGACTTTATCGTAGGTGCTCTGGTCCCAGCGAACGGTGGAAACATTTGTAGTGGTTTCTATTCAGCAGATGACGTTACTGCTGCAACAATTAAATCAACTGGCGCTATTGCTGCTGCAGGCGACGCAATAAATATTGCTGCGAATGCACCAATTGGTGTTGCATTCCATGATATCTATCAGGATATTCGTGGTAAGTACTTGAATTATCGAGCACATGCAGATGGTCAGGCAATCCTGACTGACTGGTATGTTGAGGTTCCTTATGTAAAAGTTAGTGATGCTGGTAGTTATTCTGGGGTTAATCCTCAGTATGCTAATACTTATGCTAATCAGGTTACATGGAGAAACGTTAATAAGACATATACATATTTATCAATAGACGTGAATAACAGTGATGTTTTCCGTACTGGTGTATTTGTTGAGCCTGACTTGATCGGTAACTATAAAATTCAAGGTGGAGCCAGCTCACTATCACAGAGTAAAACTGTTCAGACTGTTGGTAAAATCCTTGCAATTGATAATAGATTTCCCAAGGGCGGACTTGAAGATGTTCAGACCTATCCTCGTTCCGGTATGCCTGGAACGCAGACTGCTGGTCTGCCAAAATTCTTGTACGACTTTGTATACCAGTGTATTTACATTGGTACTGGTACCGCTCCTACTATTGAAGGTGTCTATGACGCCGTCAGAGGTGGATCATTCGGACTAGCTAGAATACAGCTACTCGTTTCATAAGGAGAAACAAAAATGGCTTATAAAACTATAAGAGATGAAGTAGCGTGCGAATCCTTTAAAACAAAGGAAGATCGTACGAAATTCTACAATGTCTATGATGCCTTCCAAAACCGTGGTAGGATTATGGATGCTGAAGGTAATGTGCAGAAGTTTGAACTTCGTGACTTAGTTACGAAGGAAGACCTTATGCGTTTTGTTCCTCAGACAGTAGAAACCGTTGTTAGAGAAGCAATTGAACCCAATCTTTTTATTGTAGATCGTCTTTTTCAGACAATCACAATCGAAAGAGGTTCGAGAGTTCAGATCGGTGCACTTGGTCAACTTGAGGCTGGAAAAGTCGGTGCCGGTGGTGAATATCCAGAGCGAACTTTGGATGTAAGTGATGTTGGTGACATGGTTGCCATCACAACCGATAAGTATGGTCTTAAGATTTCCCTTATGGAAGATGTTCTTAAAGATAATGCTTGGGATGTTGTGAATATTTGGCTTCGTGCTGCCGGTAAAGCACTTGCTCGTCATAAAGAACGTCTTGCTGCAAAACTTATTAGCGAACACGGATATGATGTTTTCGATAACGTCAATCCTACTAATTCTTATGCTGGTGCAACAACTGGCCGAGATATTACTGGTGCCGCTAATGGTTCTATGACAGCTAATGATGTTTTTGAACTTTATGCTTATCTATTATATCGTGGTTTTAGTCCCGATGTAATGCTTATGCATCCTCTTGCTTGGAAGACCTTTATGTGTGATACTGAAATGCGCGAAGTAGTACTAGCTGGTAATACTATCACTAGTGTTAGACGTGCTAATGGTGGACCCGCAACAGCTTGGTCTACCGGTCACTCAGGTCTTGGACTTAGATTCGCTGGTACTGGAAATGCTACAACCTCAGGTAATACTACCAAAGGTGCATCAGCATGGACCCAGACCTTGAATCCTCTTGGTGCCAGTTTTAATATTGGTCCCAAATATCTTCCTGCTCCAATCGAAGTTATTGTAACTCAGTATGTACCATTTAATTATGGTTCATTCGGTTACGAAAGAATCGATACTGGTGCTACTACTAATGTAGTCATGGTTGATTCCAGTGTTTGTGGTGTAATGGGGCAGTCTATGCCAGTTACCACAGATCAGTGGACTGATCCTGAGAGAGATATAGAAAATATTAAGATGAGAGAAGCTTATGGTTTTGCTCCTCTTGAACAGGGTAAAGCGATTGCAATTGCTCGTAATATAGCTATTGCTCGTAATTATAACTTTGATAACGTTAATCAAGTTACCCTTGGTACAATACCAGCAAATAGTGGCATACTCTAATCTTAATTGATTAGTCGATTAAAGGGGTGAATGAAAATTCACCCCTTTTTTATATTTGGAAGTATACTAAAGGTGTAACTGAATAAACATTTCAAAGGAGTACTAATGAGTGAAAAAGTTAAATTACCAAAATACTTACAATTAAATCGTGGTGCTATGTGGTTTGATGTAGATGGACCTAATGCTTCTGGTATAAGATTATTTTCTATTCAAACAGCTTTTATTGGGCGCGGTAAAATTAAATCAGAAAATGGAATAGATATAATCCCACCAATTCCAGAAGATAAGTTTAAAAATAAAAATGAAATTGATTATGGTTATGTGAATAAAGAATTAACTTGGTATTTTGATACTACAACTATACCTCCAAATAAATTAGAGAATATTTTAAATGCTTTTAGAAATGGTATTCTTGTTAAAGCTGACCCAACCATTGCACCTAAAAAAACAAAGATTAAAGAAATAAAAAAGAATTTTAATATAAATGAACAAGGTGATCAGTTATTTAATGGTAAGAATAAAGAAATGTATAAAATGCTGATGAGTACACAAACAAAAGCAATGATAGAATTTATTAAGAATTGTGAAATTACTCCTAAAAATAGGATTAATCTGATTGATCTGTGTGATTATGAAATGAAAGGTTTTAATCCTGTTTCGAGACCAAGACTTGAAATTTTAGATTTAATAAGAAATAAAATTAAAAAGTTTGGTAATGGAATTACACCATTAAGAAAGAATGAATTAAAATGAGTGTACAAGTTATAGATCATTATCCTTCAATTAATCAGGATGAAATACCAAGAAATGTTACTATTTGGGTTAAATTTAATAAAGCTATAGTTCCTCAAAGTGTAACATATAATCATTTATCGGTTAATCATAATTCATCATTTACTACAGTTCCTGGTGAATGGTTAACCGTTTATAATATTTATGGTGTACCTGATAGAATTACATTCACACCAACTACTAATTTAGTAGCCAATGATAAATATAAAGTTTTTATTTATGGTACACCTAATAGTGTAATCAGTACTAATAACGAACAATTAGATACAACGTATTCATTTCTTTTTACTACTGGCGCTTATACAGTAGAAAATGGATCAGGTCTTTTAGATTCCGGTGTAATACCAGTTACTACTGATATTCCTGAAGGAGAAGTTCTTGATGTACCTTCTGGTTATCAGACAACTTATAGTGTTTATAGTACTGAACCTCAAAACCAAGAACCAAATCATTCTTTAACTTTATCATCTATTAATATCCAAATGACTGGTCTTCCTTGTGTAAACACTTCTGATTTTATTACAATCAATGAATCAGAGGTTCTTTATTAACCTATCCTAAAAGATAGGAGGAAGAAAAATGGATTTTACTGTTGAATTGGATAATAATACAATCTCTATAATTCCGTCTGGTGATCTTACTTATAATACAGTTTATCAAATAACTATAGATGCTAATGCTTCAGGTTATTTAATCCCAACTGATGAATGGCAAACTTTAAGTACAGATTATACTTTTTGGTTCACTTCTCAATATTGTCCATTATTTACTACTATAGGTCGCATTAAAATTGAGGCTGGCAATTATGCTGAGTCCTTAATTGATGATACAATTTATAGAATGATTCATAAAAACTCATTAGATGCAATAGATATATATAATACCAGTACCAATAATACTTATAGTTATGAACAATATGGTTGTACATGGGATATAGTTCCATATTTACTCAGACGTTATGTAGAATGTAAAACTGCTTTTGATATAATCTCTTTGGTTGATATGGCTTCCAATAGTTCTGGAGGAGATCAACTTAAAACATTAGGTGACCTAACAATTAAATATGGTGCTGGTGGTAATGCACCAACTCCAGATGGTGATCGAAAAAAACAACTTTATGATTGTTGGAATGAATTTCTTAATTCTATAAAAGGAATTCAGTCTGCTGTTCGTGGTTACTACGATACGTCAAAAGGGTACCCACATACTACCCGTTCTTATAGAATTAATAGAGTGATTAAACCAGAGTGGGCTACAGCAAGACCTTTTACTACTCCTGGTGATAACTGGTGGAGAAGAATATAATGGCATCTCCAATTATTTTCGCAAACCAAAATAATACAACTAATACAGATACATGGATTAATAATTCAATTTATCGTGGGATGGGTTCTTCTGAAGGTATTGATCTACGACTTGAAGTAAGAGCAATTTTATATGGTGATTCAATTAAAACACCAAAAGGTCATTGGATAGCATATAGAAATTATTCAAATAAAGAATCTGATAGTTGGAGTTCAATTACTAAAGAAGGTGTAGAAGGTCCCGCTTATGAATATACTGATATTACTCTTCGTACAAGAAGAGTTCCAGTTGCTAAAGCGCGGGAACAACTTCATGTTCTAAAATCAGGTTTAGATATTGGTGATAGTTTTGTTTATTATTTTGATTATACAGTAATACCTAAATTAGGAGATGATATTTTTGAATTAAGTTTAGTAGATCATTCACCTAAATCTATTAATATTAATAATTATAAGTATATTGAAAAATATAAAATTCAAAGAAAACATCCATATAGATTAGATAATGGTAATATACAATATTGGTTAGTTGTAGCACAATATGATGAAATCAGTTATTAATGTTAAATCCAATTTTAAAAATTAAACAAGATGCACCTGACTTTTCTTTTATAATTATTAATAAAGAAAATAATGAGAATCCTATTGATCTTCTTCGTTGGGATAGCGCATCACAAAAATTAAGATCCGTTGGAACAGTTCATACTCTATTACAAATGCATGAATTAATGTCTAAATCATTAGAGATGATTTGTGGTAAACCAGATGATGAACATCCAGAAGCAATTTATCTTAGTCCTGATTTTCCAGAATTTCTTTTACCAAAAACAGATCCGGCTTACAAAGCGTCACCATCTGTTAGAAAAAAAATAATAACTTGGGGTAATGTTCGAAAAGAACCAGGAACTGTTAGTGGAAAACCTTTTACTGGAACTCAAGAAGTTAAACCAAGATTTAGAGAATATATCGCTATTTTCGGGGATAGTGCTAAACGTTGGATTATAAGTACAGCAGATTCTTCAGTTGCAGCAGAGAACAAATTATTGGGTTTAATTAGAACTAAAGCCCAGTGTTTTGATAACTATGTTCAATATAATATCTGGGCTCGGTCCAACTATGAAGTAGAAGAACTTACTGAGTGGTTTGAAGAATATATGGATAATTACATAGGGATGTTTAGAGAAGCGGGAATTAATCAACTTCTTTTTAACAGACAAATTAGAGATGATACCGTTGTTCAAATGCGAAATGGGTATCACGTAAGATCTGTCCTATACTATGTAAGAACTGAAAGGGTTAAAATTAATAAAATAACCCCTATTTCACGCATTAATTTAGATATTGTTGTGTCTAAAATCATAGATTCTACTAATACTTTAGACCAGCAAATTTACGACTCCGCTATCTATGAAGAAATTGTAGATAGATGGGTTACTAGAAATAAATTGGAGGAAATCTAATGGCTAGAGAACGAACTATTCCATCTCCTTCAACATTCATTCAAGACTTTGGTCTGAATGTTAATCCTCCTCCTGCTGTTCGGAATAAAAGGGTTGTAATTATAGGTACATCAGAAGATGGGCCTATGTATGAGCCGATTTTAATCGATAAACCCGAAGATGCTGAATATGTTTGGGGAAGACTTAATATTGGAGATCTTGTCCGGGGAATTTATGAGTGTTGGGACGTTCAAACGGGATATCCTACTGTTGTAGGTGTACGAATTGGAAATGGAATCCAGGCTGCTTTAGAACTTGTCGAGAGTTCAGGTTCGGATGTTCATGCTGCACAAGCAACAGCAACAACCGCAATGAAATTGGAAGCTAAGTATCCGGGTCAAATATATAATCAAGTTACAATTGGAAATAACGATAATAAAGAAGTAGCAATATCAAATCCTAAAACGGGTTTAATAACAACTTTTTCAGTTGATACTGAACATCCAAACAATCCCAATGTTGATGTTCATAATGTTGCTGAACTTGTTGATGCTATTAATTTTGATAGAAATCTTAGTTCTGTAATTACTGCTTCTTATACACCTCTTGAGGCCGATTATGAAGTAGCAATCAGTGGAGCCAGTGATGGTGTAATTAAAAATGATTCTACAGTTGTCGAAGTATCTCTTAGAGATATTAATCCTTACATAACAACTAATGGTTTCATGATTAGTTCTCCAGTCGGATCCAGTTTAACTGCATGTAATAATATTATTGAACTTACTACTGTTGAATCTGTTAGTATCTCTGAATGGGAATTAATGGAATGTCAAAGTAAGTCAGTTAATAAATTTACTTTATTTCCACTTGATGGAAAAGGTACTGCTGAATGGGATACAATTCAAGCTCTTAAAGATTATGACTTAGATAATAAATGGATGGGTGATCCTCTTGGAACACTTGTTTCAGAATTTGTTTATAGTCTTAGTAAAGAACTTGTTAATGATTTACCAACATCATCTGGTGGATATTGGACAGGTGGATCACCAACTAATACATTTAGAATGGATGTTCCAATTTGTCCTGATGATTCGGAAGAGACTAATGGAAATTCATACACATCAACATATGTTCAATCTAAACTTGATCCAAGTGAAACATATGCTAACTATTCTGGTAATTGGACTAATGCCACATGCCAGGGTATCGATACTAAACTAATCGATGATGTTGCTACAAGACCATCTGGATTAATTAAAGTTTATGTTTCAGATGATGCTGATATTAATGGTTTCTGGCAAGAATTACCTTACGACTATAACTCAGGAGTTTATCTCTCAAGTTATACTGCTCGTTCAGGTGATACTGCTGGTTATGCAACATTTAGTATTGGTGCATCTGCAAGTAATAATTCTACAATGAGGTCACTTGTTGATGTTGATGGTGTAATAACTGCAAGTAAGTTTATTCGTGTTACAATGAATACTGTAAAAGGATTTCTTGGAGAAGTAGAGTCTTTACCACAACTTGAAGATGTTGATTCAAGAGTATTAAGTACATATTTTGTCCGGGGACAAGAAGTTGTATTTAATAAATCTCCTGAGTTTAATATTACTTTAAATTATGGAACAAGAATTACTTATGAGCCAGGTTCAAATGTATCATTATCAGATCAATCTAAGGGTTATGTTAAATTTACAAATCCTGATCTGTTACCGGGTCCTTCTGGTGGCGCACTAAGCCAAACCAAAACATCTTATTTAAGATTTAAGTATACTTATATGCCTAATTGGCCAGCTATAACAAGCTCAGCTAAAAATCTTAATGGTGGAACAAATGGTATCGATCTTAGTAATAAGCTTCGTTACGATGAATACACCAAGGCATATGAAAAACTTAGAAATTATTCAGCTGATCTTTGGGTTCCAATGGGTGCATTTATTGATGCTACTTCAGAACAATATAATGCAGTAACAGGTTTAAAAGAAACTATTAATGTTGGGTTTCATACTCAACTTGAAGATTTCTTAGAAGATCTTTCTATTAATTCTATTCAACCACATGCTATTCTTGGTGTAACACCGATGAGTGATACTAAACAGACATCGAAGGATGAATGGGTTAAGAAATTAACAGTAACAAATAATACTGATCCTACTAGAGCAGCTAATGTTATGGCTCTAATACAGAATAAGTTTATGTCTGTTACTGCTTTTGAACCAATTTTTCTTAATATTGGTAGAGGCAAACCATATAGTGCGTCAGGACAAGCAGTTTATGCTGGTTTCTTGGCTTCGATACCTTATGCAATGTCACCAACTAATAAAGAAATTCCTGGTCTTCAAGTTCTA